AATAATAATAATAATAATAATAATAATAAAGATGGATATTTAATGAATGTCAGGTTAGTAAATTATAGAATAGATAAATGTGGAAATTATAATGATTGGGGAGGTAAACATATATTTACAATGAATCTATATATTGAATTAAATAAGAATTTTGATATTATTAGTAAAAAGTTATTAAAAATAGACTATGTAGATAGAATGTATGTTGGTGTAGAAGATGTACGCATTTTCAAAGATAAAAACAGTCAATCATTATCCTTTATTGGAACAGGATATCATATAGATAATAAAATAGGAATTGTATACGGTGATTATGATACAAGTAAAGAAGTATTGATACCTAATGAAATAAAACCAATATTTAACAGAGAATCTCAATGTGAAAAAAATTGGGTATATATAAATTACAACAGTGAAAAACTAGTTATTTATAATTGGTATCCAATACAAATTTGTAAGATTAACTCTACAATAGAGGGCCCTCATTTATTAGAGATTGTCGAAATTAAAAATATTAGTAATTATCCACTATTTTTTAGACACATTCGAGGTTCCACATGTGCATTTGAATACAATAATGATTTTTGGTTTATTGTTCACATAGTGTCTTATGAAAAACCACGTCATTATTATCATTTTATGCTGGTATTTGACACGAATATGAATCTTTTACGATATTCTGCCCCTTTTAAATTTGAAGGTGAATGTATCGAATATTGTGTTGGTTTAGTGATTGAAGATGAACGCATCATTGCGACTTATAGTGCTTGGGACAGATCTACAAAAATAGCCATTTATGATAAAAAATATATTGACGAAAGTATTTTAATTTATAAGAAAATATAATTGTTAATAATATTGTTAATAATATTGTTAATAATATTGTTAGTAATATTGTTAGTAATATTGTTAGTAATATTGTTAATAATATTGTTAATAATATTGTTAATAATATTATCAATAATAAAGATAATTTATAAATATAATAAAAATGTATAAACATACAGTTACATTTGTTACTGCGTTTTTAGATTTATATGAAGATCGTTCTAGTGATAAATCAATTGAAACATGTAAAAAATTATTTGAAAAATTGGCTGGATCGAATATAGCAATTTGTTTATATGTATCAAAAACATATGAAGATATGGGTATAGAACTTGAAATTAATTTTCCAAATGTAAAATTAATGCCATTAGTTAACTTAGAAGAAACCCTGACATATAATATTATTATGAAAGAAAATCCTATATTACCAATTCATCGTAATATAAAACATGATACTTTAAATTTTTTAATATTAATGAATGCAAAATCAGAATTAGTAAATAATGCATCTATTATAAATCCATTTAATACGAAATATTTTGCATGGATAGATTTTAGTATATGTCATGTATTAAAAAATGTTGATACAGTTTTATCAAGGCTACAATTATTTTCATATAGTAATTTGAAAGATAAAATGTTACTATTTCCAACTCCATTTACGAGAGAACAATCATCATCGTATGATATTGTAACAGATGTACACTGGCGATTTTGTGGGGGATTTTATATAGGTGATAAAGATTCTATTCGTAACATGTTTACATTAATGAAAGAATATTTGCCTATTTTTATTAAAAAAACAAATACAATTGTATGGGAAGTTAATATCTGGACTTTTATAGAAAGAAATACAAACTGGAACATACAAACTTATTATGGAAATCACGACGACTCTATATTGAATATACCGGCTGAATATATAAGTGTGGTTGCTGGTTTTACAACAATACCATCTCGTATTAATACATGTAATTTAGTAATAGATTCATTAATAAATCAAGTAGAACATATATACATAAGTATTTGTAATAACTATAAAAGATTCGGGGTTTTATCAAATATACCCAATTTTTTGTTAAATGAACCTTATAAATCCAAAGTTACAATTGTATATAGCGATGATTATGGTTCAGCTACAAAATATATTGGTCCATTAAATAAAATAGACTATAGCCAATGGATATTTTTTTGTGATGATGATCAAGAATATCATTCTGATATTATTAATAAAATGAAAAATAATTTATCAAATTTTGGAGTTTATCAAAATAGATACAATATTGTTAAAACAGGATCTGGTGGTATTGTACATGGTTATGTAGGTAACATTTCACATAGGTCTTTTTTAGAAAATTTATTAATATTTCCTTTTCCTGAAGCAGCTAGAATGGTAGATGATCAATGGATGTCAATTTATTATTTTTTAAATGATATTAATATATATCCATCTGGTATCGAAGATTATAATAATATTTTTAAAATATTATATAATGGTCATGAACAAATAGGTAAAGATAGTTTGGCTGGATTAGGAAATCGTGACTTGTCTATAAAAGAATTGGAACAATTTTTTCAAGTTAAATTTATTAACGATGGAATAATTATAAAAACTACTTAAAAAATAATAATTAAATTGAATTAAATGACTGAATATATAGATAAAATTATTTATATAAATCTAGAACATAGAAATGACCGTAGAGAACAAATAGAACATGAGCTTAACAATATGAATTTAAGTTATGAACGTTTTAATGCTATTAAAATTAATGACCAGCCGGGTTATGTAGGTTGTGGATATTCGCATTTAAATGTTTTAAAAATAGCAAGGGAAAGAGGCTATAAGAATATTTTAATATTTGAAGATGATTTCGAATTTTTAGTTTCAAAAGAAAAATTTAAAGAACAATTAAATTTATTATTTTCTTCTGAAATTGAGTTTGATATTTGTATGTTGAGTTATAACTTAATAAAAGGAGAAGTATATGAAAAAAACCCATTTTTAACAAAAGTATTGGACGCGCAAACAACAAGCGGTTATATTGTTAATCATACAATATATGATAAATTAATTAATTTATATGAATGGGCAATTCCTTTATTAAATTCAACAAGAGAACATTGGATTTATTCTATTGACCAAATATGGAAAAAATATCAACCGACAACAAACTGGTATTGTTTCACAGAACGATGTGGAAAACAACGACCTTCATACAGTGATAATGGTGAATTCAATGAGCCAATATGGTCAGATAACGGATGCTAACTTAATCTAATATTATAAATAATAAATATTTTAATTATTATTTATAATTTTTAATTTAAAATTTATAATTTTTAATCCCTCAACTGCTCCATCCGCTTCTTAAAATTTTCAGTAAAATGCGAAGCCAAAGTAGTCATCTGATGTTTCTCAAATTGTTCAGGACTATCGTAAAAAATATGATTCGGATTACGATTGGGATAGATATCATCTTTCATATTCATAATATATCCTTCGCTATCACATGTACCTGTGCTATCTACCATCTTAAACAGACGCAACGACTCACGTGATCCTACCCGAAAAGTATATGGTGTACCTGTTTCAGCATTTACAATAAAACTATTTTGCTTATTCGATGGGAAGTAGCGCCGCCGTCCTATTTTCCTTGTCTGTTTCATTGTTACTACTACATCTTCATACCCATCACCATCATATTTACTCAGATTCATTACTTGTTCTGTCATTTCTTATAGGCTAACTTTATATTATATATTAATAATAATAAAAATCTTTAAATCCTTTATTACTATTTCTTTTCTTTCTTTTCTTTCTTTCTTTTTATAATTAAATAATTATTATAGTTGGTGTTTCTTCATTATCTAAGATTTAATTCAATGATCGCTACATTTAGCCTATTCAATTCTGTATTAAGTGTGCTGATTTGTGCGTTCGCACTGCTGATTTGTGCGTTCGCACTGCTGATTTGTGCGTTCAACATTTGAATTTCAATGTCTTTTCCCTCTAAAAGACCTACCATATGTTGTAGTTGTGATTGCTGCTGTCGTAGCATATCAGCCACTTGTTCCATTGTTAGAATCACAGATGTTCCGTTAGATTCCCGTAATACAATAGACGACGGCATTTGTCTACTTATTGTTTCAGCATATTGTTTTCGCTCCTGTTCAATTTCCGCAATTTGTTTCAACACATCCGGTTTCATCGATGGCAATCCGGGTTCGTATTTTTTCAGCAGTCCACCAATGCGATTGGTATAAAAATCGCGCACATCACCATCTTTAATAAACATATTAATCGTTTTATCAGACTCTTTCACATATTGTGGATTAGGATTTTCCAATAATTTCCGCTTATCAAATGTATTGTGTTCATGAGAAAAAACCAAAATACTTTTTAAAGGATCCAACTGAACAAAAGGAACACTATAATCTTTTAAAAATGCTTTCTCTTCCGCCAAAGACGCTTTATTATTATACCGGTGGTCTTTTAATAATTCTTTGCGAAACGCAAACGTAGCAGCAGTAGCATGATTCGGTCCATACGGTCCAAATTGATACATCTTACGAATATGTTTAAAATAAATATACATTTCACTACTACCAGCACATAAAGCTTGAGGATTAGCTTTTAGCGTTTCAATTGCGTGTGATACACGATCAGGTGGATAAAAATCATCATCATCCATATAGACAATAAAGTCGCCTCTGGTTTTTTCATGCATAATATTGCGTTTTTCACCTAGACACATTTTCGTATCATATGAAAAATATTTCACTTCTGGAATATCTTTCACCAAATCACCAATTTTATCTGTTCCATCATCAATAATAATCCACTCCATTCTGTTTTTGGGATAATCTTGTGACTGAAAACATTTAATCATATAGGGTATAAACGGTCGTCGATTAAATGTAGGCGTACAAATACTAACAAAGGGCAATGCCTGTAAATCCTTTATTTTTCGTTTAGCTTTAATTTCTGACATTATCTAATACTATTAATCTTTAATCTTTAATCTTTAATCTTTAATCTTTATAATATGTTTACCATATCGTTTTTATAGCCATTAAAATATAACCAATGACCATAACAGAAGAAGTAACATAATCTAGAGTTGTAATAGCAGAGCTACATACTAAAGCACCAAACAACATACCTAATGTTGTAATATTGCGGTGTAATATAGTCTTAACTTGTTTTAGATTCACTATCAATGGAATAATCATAAAAAAAATTAAATATTGTATAAACTGAACAATACTGATACCGGTTAATAGAATAGAAGAATAACCAAGAAATAAACCAACAATAGCCCAAACTAAACCAAACGTCATTTTAGTAGTAAATGATTTAAATAAACCTACAAAAAAACCAGCAGGAAAGGCTAATATTGATGCCATTAATGTGAATGGAGCTATAATTAATATTTGTAGAGTATTATTACCGAGTAATGATTTATCTTTAGAGAAAAAACCTAACCATGATTTAAGCAATCCACGATTAAATGAAAATGCTCCGTAAATTGTGATTATGAGCCAATTTAAAAATCCACCAACAGAAAATCCATAAGCTGTTAAATCTCTATATTTATACGGCCATCCTCCGGGACTGCCGATACCAAAGGATTGTAAACTAGAATCACCATCTTCACTATCATTTCCGCCTTTTTGAGCTAGAACTGGAAAATAGCTGGTTTCATTTGTCGGCAATAATTTTTCTAATAAAGTTGCATTACAGTTGCTTAAAAAAATAAAATTAGAACCCAATACACCAATAAATAATACGAGTATAAAGTTTTGTAATACACTTATACCAAATGCTACCCAATTACTTATCTTATTAGATTCTGTAGTTTTTT